GTCGCACGAAGGATGACCTGGCCAAGATCAACGAACGTCTTCGTCTGCCTCCGTGCTACTTTGAGAATGTGGAACTGGATATGTACCCAGACGAGAGGGGGGTGTACGAGTTTGTCTTCAAGGAGGCCCAAGATACGATCAAGGACACCTTTAAGGCGGCGACCAGTCTCAACTACAAGAACATGGTAATTTTGGAGTGCCTTCTCCGGGCGCGGCAGTGTATGATTTGGCCCCAAATGTACCTGGATGGGGTTGCGAAGAAGAACGAGACCAAGCCTGAGCAGTGGGTTGGGCGTTCCCATAAGATGGAGACCCTCTTCGAGATGATTAGGGGGCATCCCCAAGAGAAGACTCTCATTTTCTGTCAGTTTGTGGGGGAGATGAACTACATCCAAAGTCAATTGGAGTGTCCCACGTTCAGGATAGATGGGTCCGTCTCCAAGGAGGACCGAACTACCCAGTTGACTAAGTTCAAGCAGGCACCACCGGGCTCGGTCTTCATCATCCAGATTAAGTCTGGTGGTCAAGGTCTCAACATTCAAGAGGCCACCAGGGTCTACATCATGGCTCCAGCTTGGAACCCTGCGACTGAGCTTCAGGCAATCGGCCGCTCTCATCGAACGGGTCAGACCCAACCAGTCTACGTGAAGAAGATGATCTACAGGGAGACTGAGACATTTTTGAGTGTTGAAGAGGAGATGATGGCCCTCCAGGGTCACAAGTCCATAGTGTGTTCGGAGGTTCTCAACGATGAAAGGGTTAAAACCCAGATTCCGGTGAAGCGGGTAAACAAAAAGATTTCAATCTTGGACATCAAGAAAATTTTCAGGGTGTAATATAAAGATGATTGGTTCCCGAGCCGAAGTTTTCCATGGCACCGCTGACATGACCGCTGGTGGTCTTTCCAAGAAGGACCTCAAGATGAAGGATGGCCGCATCGTCTCTAAGGCGGCGAGTGAGGCTGCGCTCAAGCGCATGAAGGATGAGGGTAAGAAGGCGATGGTGAAGGTCTTCAAGCCAGCGAAGAAGGGTTTCAAGCTCCAGCCCAAGGAGGGCACAGCGGCTTACAAGAAGCTCATCAAGAAAATGTAGATGTAAAGTAAGAATGACTCTCTCCAAGTGGGAAGATTCAGTGAAAATTGCTAAATTAAAGTTAGGCATAGACCCAAAGAGGTTTACCAGGATACAGGGTAAACTTCTTAAGGAGGCTCAGAAAGTATATAGTATTTTGCTTTTGAATAAATCTAAATCTAAAGAATAAATTGAAATCCCTTCAAGTTTTGTGGCTCGTGAACAATGAGTTGGTAGGTTTTCCATGTGCACCCAAACTTCTTATTCAAGAAATACACGCTATTGAGTTCCACAATAGCCTGACCTGAATTCCTTGCGTACAGACCGTTTGTTGCTTCATCTTTTTTAGGGTTTTTTTCTGCATCATAGACATTTGGTTTAATATTCCCGTCGATATCTGTGTCGATCTTTACTCTGAATTTTGGTTCTCTGTCGGGTGACATTTTCACATTGGAGTTAAACATCGGAGCGAGTTCCTCCTTAGACATTTGGCTTCCAAAGATTACTTCACTTTGTTCGACGACGGCATTGATAATTTTATCTTCAAGTTTTCGAACACTCTCGTAAAATTTTTTCATGTAGCTGTCATCCTCATCATATCCTTTGATTGCGAAGTCGATATTGTACTTAGTGGGTCCAACCTCGGGGGTGAAACCGGAAACCCCAAATGGCATATACATCCGGGGGAATTGGATACGAAGGGGTGTACCTTGTTTGGTGGTTAAAACAATCTTTCTATTATTGAATTCATTGATTTGGAGGTTATCGATTGCCTTGTCCATGTCTTTCTAAATGATTATAGGTTCAAAACTTTAAGCCGAACACGCCACACAATCTGGTTCTAGGCTAAACTGGATTGGTCGAGCTTTTGCCTTTGATCGTAGGTAGTACATACCAGTCTTTAATCCAGATTTCCATGCGTACATGTGCATCGATGAAAGCTTTGACATCGTGGGACTCTCCATGAAGAGATTCATGGATTGGGATTGGTCGATGTATCGTCCTCTATCGGCTGCCATATCGATGATACACTTCTGGCTGATTTCCCATACAGTCTTGTAAAGTTCCTTAATTTCCTTTGGGATGTCTACAATATTTTGGATAGAGCCCCCAGCCTTAACCATGATGTCTTTCATCTCCTTGGACCACAGACCAGCCTCCTTGAGGTGGTTGACCAGGTGTTTGTTGACCACGACGAACTCCCCAGCTAGGGTACGCCTCAGGTAAATGTTTGTGGTGTAGGGTTCGAAGCATTCGTTATTTCCCAAAATTTGGGCCGTTGAGGCTGTGGGCATTGGGGCCATGAGGAGACTGTTCCTCAGACCCTTCGTCTTTACACGCTCCCTCATAGCGGGCCAGTCGTACATACCACTCATTCGAACCCCACCCCCCCACATATCCTGTTGGAGAATACCTTGGGACGCGGGGGACCCCTGAAAGGTCTCGTAGGAACCATCAATTTCGGCGAGCTCAGAGCTTGCCTCCAGAGCTGCATGATACATGGTCTCGAAAATGTGTACATTCATGAGGCGGGATTCGTAGGAGTCGAAGGGTAGACCACATAGGATGAATACGTCAGCGAGACCTTGGACACCTAGTCCAATCGGACGGTGCTTCATGTTGGAGTTCCTCGCAGTCTCCACTGGGTAAAAGTTACGGTCGATGACCCGATTCAGGTTCTTTGTGACCATCTTGGTGACTTCGTGGAGTTTCACGTAGTCGAATGTCTTGGTCTCCACGTTGACATACTTGGGGAGGGCAATAGAGGCCAGGTTGCATACCGAAGTCTCGTCTTTGTCGGTGTACTCTATAATTTCCGTGCATAGATTGGAGCTCTTGATGACGCCCAAATTCTTCTGGTTACTCTTCTTGTTGCATGCATCCTTGTAGAGCATGTAAGGGGTACCTGTCTCTGTTTGGGACTTGAGAATAGCCTTCCACACCTCAGTGGCTGGGACTGTGGTGGTGGCGAGACCCTCCTCCTCATACTTTAGGTACAACTCCTCAAACTCCTCACCATAGACGTCGGAGAGCCCCTTAGCGGTATCGGGGCAGAAGAGGGACCATTTCCCACCTTCTTCAACCCTTTTCATGAAGAGGTCCGGAATCCACAGGGCTGAGAAGAGGTCCCGGCACCTCGCTTCATCGTCACCTTGGTTTAGGCGAATCTCTAGGAAGTCCAAGATGTCGGCGTGCCACGGCTCTAGGTAGACGGCGATGGATCCCTTGCGGCGACCAGCTTGGTTCACGTAACGCGCGGTGGCATTGAAAACCCTGAGCATTGGGATGATACCATCGGATTGTCCATTGGTTCCCCTGATGCGAGATTTATTGGCCCTAATATCGTGGATATGCATCCCGATACCCCCCGCCCATTTGGAAATTTGGGCACACTCTGTGAGGGTTCCGTAAATGCCATCTATGCTATCTGCCTTGTTAGCGATGAGAAAGCACGAGGACATTTGTGGACGGGGTGTCCCGGAATTGAAGAGTGTTGGGGTGGCGTGGATGAAGTAGCCTTGGGACATTTTGTCATAGGTCTCTAGAACAGCGGGGAGATCGGTACCATGAATACCAATAGAGACCCGCATAAACATATATTGGGGGGTTTCGATGAGCTTTCCCTCTAGGCGTTGGAGGTAGCTCTTCTCTAGGGTTTTGATACCAAAGTACCCAAAGTCAAAGTCCCTCTCAGTCTTGATATCATCTTTGACTTTTAGGGCAACGTCTACAACTTCCTCTGTAATAATCCCAGCTTTCTGAAGTTTCTTCATGGCGATGTGGAAGTTGTTTGGACAAACCTTCTGGATATTACTTGCGATAATCCTGGTGGCCAGTATCTCGTAGTCTGGATCGGAGGTGATCATACCGACACAAATTTCAGCGGAGAGGATATCAATTTCCTGGGTGGTGATGCCATCGTAGAGGGACGAGAATACCTGTTGTGCAACTTTTGTGGAATCGCAAGTTTCAGAAAGTCCGTACGTTAAGTTCTTGATCCTATTGGTGATGCTATCAAATTTCATATCCTCAATACGACCTGAGCGTTTAGTGACCCTCATATACTTTTTATTCCACTTTTATTTTTAACTTACTTCCCACACTCGAGATCCTTGCTCCGGACAGGGACTGGTCCGACAACTTCCATTTTACGGTTAGGTTGGAGAAGGTATGTGTTCACGAAGAATGGCCCAGTCTCCCCAGCCTTGGCTACTGGGGCATACGAACCAACGAAACAGGCTGGGGGTTCACATGGAATTTTTTCAACATTTTGGGGTTTGTTGGCGTAGACTTCATTGAAGTCCGCGTAGTCTAACATTTAGTATCTACGGATAATTTTTTTTCGGGTGTTATATTAAATGGGGATTCTTGAATCCATCAAGCAATGTGAGACTCCACTTAATACTCTATTCTTTTCGGAATTCAATAGAAATATTCTCCAGCGTGGGATTCGCCAGGCGTTCAAAAATAAGACTGGTATTTCTATCGATTACCAAAACCCGGATGATCTATATGGTATCATGAGGGTCGTTTTCATAAACAACTCCGGGGATCACCACACCAAGGTTAAGGAACAAGTTAAGGCCATGAACATGCGGGTCATCGATATGGCGTTATCCCAAATTCAAACGGGTGTTTCCCAATACATTGCATATGCCAATGATATTGATACTATTAGTATGCCCCTAGATCAACCAGTAAACACGAGTACAGTTGGGAAAAAGATAGATTTCAATAACAAAATTGGAATCAATTAAAGATTGTAGTCTCAAGTATGATAAGTGATGAGTCTCAACTACTATAAAATAGAAACTGAAAAAGTATGTAAATCGAAGGGCTGGGATAGGGCAGCCATTGATACTGTGTGGCTTCTTCTCACAGAAGAATTTGGAGAATTAGCATCAGCTATCCGCCAGCACAAAAAGGTCTTCAAGAAGATGAATTTGAAAAAGGAGAGGGGAACAGATGTCATGATGGAGATGGGGGATGTGTTTAGTTACCTGTTTCAACTAGCCCATATGCTAAACGTGGATCTTGATGAAATGTGGAATGAGCACAAACATAAAATGACAGACAAAAAATATAATCTGAAGTAATACTAATAATGAGTGAGTTTATGCTCAGTGACCAAGATACAATTGACGACGTAAACCCATTTGTCTCTCGCGATTTCTCCCTTCCAGGAGGTGTGAGACAGACAGGTGATTTTGAGGATTTTGAGGAAGTTCGTCCGGTTAAAAAAGTCGAGGCATCTGGTAGTGTTTTCTGTGATTATGGTCTGTGTAATACTGAGAAGGGGGGCGATTCTCGAACCACCTTCGATAATATCCACCCCCGTAGGAACATAGATTGTGGGGTTGCACCCAAGAAAATCAAGAGTGCTCCCACACCCATCGTCAATGTCGGTATCAGTGAACCTACCGCACCAATGATTGGTATGATTTTATGTATAATCATAATGGTGTATTTAGGTCTATTGTACGCAAAACGTTAAAGAAATATGACAGACGTGACATATTTGTACATCCCTGTATGATATCCTGTATAGTTTCGTTGCAGAATTTCTTCATGAACTCCACTTGCCAAGCACTCTCCTTATTTATACGAGGTGGTTGAAATGTAGGATCTAAAATTTTACTTGCGTGTAAGAGGCGAAGATAAACATTATCTATCCGCTCGTATGCCAATGTATTTTCAAGTAGAACTTCACACATCCGCTGCCTCACCTCCAATGTTTTTTTCACCATGGCGTCGAGGAATTTTTCGTATTGAATAGATTGTGTGTTTGACTCTAAATATACCCAATCAGCGAGGGGCTCTGTATTGATGTAATCTTTAAAAGTCGCATATTGCCCTACACTTCTAATATAGCGTTCGTATTCAATCTCAACATATGAAAGATCAGATTCCACGTCATGAATATGTCGAGCAGACTTAAAAAAGGAGGTCATTTGATTTAAAGACGTTTTGTTTCTTTAAACACCTAAGTGGCTTCTGTCCACGTAAAAAGTATGTACTCTTCAATCGCTAATAACAGTTTTTCCTACCTCCTCACTATAAATGATTTCCGGAATCAGTTACCAGAAGAGTTTAAACCCTCGTGGATAAAGATTACCACAATTACGATGGTCTCGAGCTTTGTCCAAAAAATTGATATCGATAGATTACGGACCACTTTTGAGAGGATTGGTTCCTACAAGATGAGGCGACAGGGATCAAAAATGGATGGATTTGAATGGAAATTGAAGCCAACTACATTTTACAATCAGGTCACACTTACCTACCACGATACATACAGTACGAAGTCTGTAAAGGTGTTCCCAAATGGAAGTATCCAAGTTGCAGGGTGTTGTGATCTCTTCGATTGTAAGCGCATCATCACCCAACTTATTTTCATTTTCAAAAACTTTTTGGGTATGACCAACACAGCTCCAGTGGAATCTTTCCGGGTTGTGATGATCAATTCAAACTTCAGTCTCAATTATAACATTAACCTGATGCAAGTTTCAGATTGGTTTGAGAGGTACAATGACATTTTTAAGGTGTCTTTTGAACCAGATAGATATTCGGCGGTTAAGATTAAGTTCAAACCAGCCCATGACATGAAAGAGATTACTTGCAGTATATTCAGCACAGGGAAGATTATAATCACAGGGGCAGAGACCCTAAAGGAAATTGCATTTGGGTACAATATAATTAATCAGCACATCAACGAGAACCCCAGAATTAGGGTTTCTCGAACTACAGAGACGGATGTTTTTGATATATTTCTGGGATACAAGTGCGAACCATTTGTGGAAGTTTTGAAAGAGAGGGGTTTTGAATCATGGATGAGAACGATACAGAATAGACAAATTAATTTCTAGGTGTATTTTAATAAAAGATGTCTCAACGACTTGGCATGGCCGATGGTCGATGCTTCACCATAAACACGTCAGCCCAACTGTTCAACAACTACGTGATGAAACAGAACAATATTTCATTCGAGGACAACTACTCTTACAGGCAGCTGCTCCAAAAGTCTGGACCAGAGATGCTCTCTAAGATCCAAGACGAGCAGGGGAAGACCAACTGCAATGACTGCAACAAACCACTTGTCAACGCCTCCAAGATTTACTAACTGAGCTAAATTTGGTAAAAAAACTTTACATCCATACTATAGAATGTCAACATGTTCCATATGTCTAAATGAGGTCAAGTCGACTCGGGCAAATCCACCGACTCGATGCGGACATATGTTTCATTCCCACTGTCTACAGGAATGGAAAAACAAAGGTAAAAATACTTGTCCCGTATGTAGAAAAGTTTTCGATGCTTCACAATTTAAAATTACAGTCACAGTACAGAACAATCACACAGCATTGTCAAATACTGTGTCATTGAATGAAAATACTACAATGGAGGTTGTGGATCTTTTCGATTTATCCTTCGACGGTGTCGAAAATTTGATGGATTTAGATAGTATTCTATCGGACCTTGGGATGAGTCTTTCCGACTTTGATACCGGAATTCTTGACGCAGAATGAACTACAGTACTTCTCATAGTTTAGACCTGGGTAGTTCCTAGAAGCTTTACGGGGATCTTTTATCATACCCCCCTTAGCGTCAGTCAGAAGTGGACCCGTAGCCCACCCCCTCTTGTGACTGAATACATTAGCTTTGAATATAATGCGTTTCCCAGTTTTGAAGGTTCCAGCCTTCTTTATCCTTGACTCTGGTACCTTGAAGAACTTAGCTACCGATTTTATGGTATCTCCAGGCTTCACTTTGTATTCTACAACACCATGTTGCTTGTAAAAGTGAAAGTCACCCTGACGAATATAGTTCGTTGGTCGCCCAGGGGAAACAAACATCATGACCTTGAAGTAGCCCTTTTTACATTTTGTATTCGCATCAACCTTGTAGACCTTTTTGGGGTTGTCTGATATGACGCGGTTTGGGAGACCTGTACAGTGGGTATAGTTGTGATTACCATTTGACAATCCAGATCTATCACCTGGTATAGATTTCTGCCAACGATAGGCTTCATAGTCACCAACAGCATACGCATAACAATTATTATTACCTATACCTACACTTGTTCCCCACCTCCTATTTGTAAACCTACTTTCTGACCCACTCAGGGGGAGGTCTTTCATTTGAAGTAGGGATAGAAAAAAAATATCCACCCCTAATAAATGATCAAGGAGGTTTCCAAATCCGAAAGTAAGTCTGACATTCTCTCTGAAATTCTCATCTTCGTGCTCACAATCCTCATCAGCACCTTCATCCTCCGTCTCGTGTGGAACAGGTCGCTCGTGAAGCACATCTCTATCCTCAAGCCTATCAAGAACTTGACGGATGCCCTCATTCTCGCCATCTCCATGACCGTCATCCGTGGCCTCTAAACTTCATTGTATCCAACTAATTGTTTACCATTGGGGTCTACGAGTGTCGGGAACGCATCCATACCAGCACATGATTCTTTATCACAATCGATAAACGTATGAGGTATGTTTTTCTTATTCATATATTCTAACTGCTTACGAGTCCATCCACAACCCATGGTCCCGTAAACCGTCCATTTCTTACCGTCTTTTGGTGGAGCCCGTTCAGTTCGCGTGAGAATCATGATAACAACAATCAATAGAATCACGAAAGCAATCATATTTTATTATAGGTAAATATTAAAATGTCTTCAACTGAATTTACTATTGGAACTAAGAATGTCACACTCAAGTACACCAGGAAAATGCCCCGTGGTGAAGTTGAACGGATGAAGTCATTCGTCACTAAGGATGGGGTGAAGCTCACCAAGACCCCAAAGTTTAAGATACTCTCCGAAGTTGATGAGGGCACTAAGCGCGTCTTCAAGATCGTGCTTTAATCACCTCCGTCTGCGAGGGATTGGCTTGGGGGAACGGGGACCGACTTCCCGTTGTTTTTTCATAACAGCTACCGCCTTCGCATATGCAGCCGCCTTATTGATTGGTGTACTGGATTTCTTTTTTGGAGCTATGGGGGGTTTCGTAAATTTTCGTGGCTTTGGTA